GTAAAAAAAGAAATCCAGGTTATCCATTGGATTCAATGTCAATTATGCCAGAATGCAGCAAATATTTTGTTGACTTAACAGAAGAAGATAGGAATAAAAATAAAGAAAACTATAAAGAAGATGATGTTATTGATTTTATAGTAAATAATTGTAGTAAGTAGGAGTAATAAAAATGCAATTAGAAGACTTAAAAAAGGAATATGATAAATTACAAAATGTGAAAGTTTAAAATTTTGAAAAGATTAGAGGTAAAATGATGAAACAAATTGATTATAATGAAACCAAATTAATTGATACCGAAATGGTATGAAAAAAATAATATATGTAAAAATGGAGACAGTATAGTGAAAATTATAACTTTATGTGGAAGTCTTAAATTTCAAAAAGAGATGATGATAATTGCAGAAAAAATGGCATTAGAAGGAAAATGTAAACAATTATATTGGAAATAGTACAAATTCAGAAATAGAATATGCTAAAAAGTTAGGAAAAGATATTCTTTATTATTTTGTAAGTAAACCGTAGGCATGTTTTTTCAAAAATAAACCTATGGTATGTGGAAAAGGAAGAATTTTTATGCTAAATTGTTAATAAGTATGGATAAGGTAAAAATAGGTCAATTTATTACAAATTGTCGTAAGGATAAAAAACTAACTTAAGAGCAATTAGCAGAAAAATTAAATATAAGCAAAAATGCAGTTAGCAAATGGGAAATTGGAACTATATTTATATTAATAACAATTACAATTATATATAGAAAATATAAATTTTAATATAAAAACTAAAAACAAAACTAAAACGAATATTTGTTAATTACTAAATTTTAAGATTAATAATTTAAAATTTTAGTAAAATATTAAATTATTAATCTTAAAATAATTTTTATATTAGTAACCCTGAAAATCATTTTTATATGAAAGTATTGTAATAAGTACAATTTAGTAGGAAAAACACTAAAAAAGTGACGCACGGGAATCGATTTTAAGCCGTTTTTATTTTTTAGACATATAAGTTATATGATAAAAAATATAACTAATTTTATTATTATAAACAAACAAAATGTTTAGAATATAATAAAGTAAAATAGTAATTTGTGTAATAAACTAAAACTAAACTAAAGGTTTATTAATGTAAACTAACTATCGGTTGAGTTTGTGAAATATCTGTAATAAAATAGAATTAACAATTAAAGGAGGGATTTTATATGGCAAACAAAACTCTTGGAGAAATGATTAGTTCTTTAAGAAAAGAAAAAAATATGACACAAAATGATTTGGCAGAAAAGATGAATGTTACTGACAAAGCTGTGTCAAAATGGGAAAGAAATTTATCTTGTCCTGATGTTAATTCTATTCCGAAGCTAGCAGAAATTTTAGGTGTTTCTGTGGAAGAACTATTAAATGCACAAACAAAACAAGACGATAATAAGATAGATGAAATTATCAATATTGCTTTAATTGGAATTAGTCTTGCAATGGGGATTTGTATTATAGTTACTTCTATATTAAAACAAATTGATATGAATAATGCTATTATTATGCTAGGAATAGGAATAAGTTGTTTATCTATTTATTTATTAAAAAAAAAGAAAGATAAGAGCTAGAACTTAAAAAGTTACCTTGAGGAAACTATACCACTTTAAAGTGCCTACTTTACAAGCATATAAACAGGTATTAAAATAATTATAGAAATTGAAAAACAAGTAGCTACAAATTTTCAAAATAAATTATGAAGGAGTAAATTAAAATGGAAAGTAAAAAAAATATCCAAATTTTAGTTTAAAAGGTTGCTTATTTTAGCAACCTTAAAACATATTAAAGGAGTTATAAGTTATGGAAAAATTAGATTTTTTAATTGATTATTTATTAAATGAAAATGTAAAATTATAGATTAATAATTTATAAAGCCTGAAAATCGTTTTTAAGCTATTTTTAATATTAAGTAATAAAATTACATATATTAAATTGTTTGATTTAGATTATAAAAAATTATAACTATATAATATATAATTTATAAAAGCTAAAAAGCAAAGATTTTTATATAAGATTAGTGAAATTACTAAAGTATTGATATAAGTGTAGTTTAAGCCAAAAAGCGCCAAAAAAGCGACGCGTGAGAATCGATTTTAAGCCGTTTTTATTTTTTAGACATATAGTTTGTTGTCCGTAAAATAAGGCAAATATAGAGAAATAGGCATTTTGAAGATTTTTCAAAAAATTTCATACAATTTAATATATAAAGATAAAAATATATGATAAGAAAATTATAGTAAGTAAAATAATTACAGTAATGAAATTATATAAGCAAAATGAAAAAGTATCTTAAATTTGATTTTAAAAAACTATATAAATATTGATATAATAAATAATGCAAAAGATTATAATAATATTTGACTGCTTATACTTTATGCTCCTATCTCCTTTTGCACAAAACTTACATTAATTGGCTTTTTTACTGTAACATTTATCTATCCCGAAATAAAACAAAATTAAAGAAAATAAATTAAATGAATCTAAAATGAAATTTTTAGATTCATTTTTTTGTGTGCAAAAAAGTTAAAAAAAGAAGGGAGGCAAGACTTTGGAAATATTTATAGCAATTTTATCTTTAATGGCATTAATTTTAATGTCAATTGCACTTTTAAGAATAAATAACTTAATTAATAGTTATCAAAAACAACATAAGACATTGTATAAAAAATATTCAGAAACAAGAAATACATCTATTAATGCAGAACAAAGAGCTACCAATTATGCAAGAAAAATAAAGAAAATAGAAGATATTTTTATAAAAGCTAAAGAAGATAAAGATCCTGCAGTCTTTACATTGCAAAAAATAGAAAAAGAACTATTTGCAAACAAGGTTCTAAACAAATAGTTCTAAATCTGAATTTACTTATGAATTTCAAAGTTATTTTATAAAAAAATAAAGAAAAAGTCAAGGGAGAAAAAATGAAAATATATTTAGGAAATTTAACGGTAGAACAACTAGAAAATAGATGTGGTTGCAAGTTTGAAAAAGAAGATTTTGAATGGTTAAAAGGACACAGACAAGATAATGCAGAAATAAAGACAAAAGATAAATTTCATATATTTGATATTCCATTTATGATACAAACAGGTGCAGATATATCAAATGAATTGATAAGAATATTAAGTAAATATAACAATAAGAAGCCGTTTGAAGACCTTCTTCAAATAGGAATTGTAGATATTTAGAGGTGAAACAATGATAACAGACTACAACATAACAGATTTAATCAACGAAGAATGTTATGAAAATTATTACAGAAAGTCAAGGCATTGGGACGAATACTACAATGGTTTAGCAGAAAAAGAAGATAGAGAAAGAGAGGATTGTTGCGATGAGTAATCAAGAAATAGTAGAAGTAAATACAAATGAACTAGATACAGAAATAAGCATGTTAAGTAATGACAATTTATTAGCTATGGCAGAACAAGCAGAAAGAAGAATTGATGCAATTAACAGAATAATGAGTGCATCATTAAAAATAACAAATGAAAGGGATTGGATATTAATAGCAGGAGTTCCATATCTACAAGAAACTGGAGCTACAAAAGTAGCAAGGCTATTTGGAATTGGTTGGAGCATAGAAAATCCAATATGTGAAACAGAAAGTGATGGGCATTTTACATATAGTTACAAAGGTAAATTTACAATGGGGAATATTAGTATAGAAGCAACAGGCAGTAGGAGTAGTAGAGATGAATTTTTTACAGGTAAAACAAATCCCAAAGCACCACAAGACATAGATAAAAGAGATGTAAAAATGTCAGCATATACTAACTGCATAAACAATGGAATAAAAAGAATATTGCCAGGATTAAGAAACTTAACAGTAGATGATATGACAAAAGCAGGATTAGATTGTGGAAAAATGCAAGGATATAGTTTTAAAGGAACAAGTAAAAATGCTAATACAGTTACAAATGGAGATTTTAAATGTGAACATTGTGGAGCAAACATTACTTCACAAGAAGCAAGCTACAGCAAAGCTAATTATCAAAAAGAATTATGTAGAAAATGTCAAAACCTTGCTAAGAAAGGAGAACTAAATGGAAATACAGGAAATGAACAACAAAGTCAAGGAGAACAAGCAAAGTAAAATAAAATTATATCCATGTAATAATTTAAGAGCATCAAATGTTGGACACCCTTGTGAAAGATATTTATATCTATCTATTAAAAACTGGGAAGATAAAAAACTTCATAATGAAACTACACAATGTATTTTTGATTTAGGTAATAAGATAGAAGAATATGTAATACAAACATTGAAAGATGCAGGATTTGAAGTAATAACCCCAACAATAAGAGCATGGAAAGTAGATAAACCTTTAATAACAGGAAGAGAAGATTTAAGAATACAACTAGAAGATGGACAATTTTATCCTGTAGAAGTAAAGGGTTTAGCACCACAAGAGTGGGAAAAATTAAATTCTGTCCAAGATTTTTTAAACAGTAAAAGATATTATGTAAGAGGTTATCCTGCTCAGTTATATATTTACATGTACCAATTTGGAAAAGAAAAAGGTTATTTTGCACTATGTAATAAATTAACAGGAGAAATAAAGCTAATAGAAGTTCCTTTTGATTATGAGTATGTAGAAAAAATATTACAAAAAGCAGAAAGAATATACAAATGTTTAGAAAAAAACGAATTGCCTCAAAGCTGTGATGATATTAGTGTTTGCGAACATTGCGATTTAGCACATGTATGTACAGCAAATATAAAAAGAGTAGAAACAGACATAGATGTTTCTGGAGAACTAGACGAACTAATAGATAGAAAACAAGAATTAGCAGAATCATATAGAGAATATTCAGAAATAAATGACAAAATAAAAAAGGCAGTTGGAGAGCGTGAAAAAATATTAAGTAATAAATATATTTTTGAACGAAAAGTAATACATAAAGAAGGATATACGGTTTCTGCAAGAGATGAAGTAAGAATAAATGTAAAAAGACTATAGGAGGCTACTGCTATGGTAGGGACAATAGAACAAGTCATACAGTACTTATTCAAGCAAGACAAAAGTAAAAAGTATGAAGTAAAAGAACATAGACAAAAAAGAAGTAAAAGCCAAAATGCTTATATGTGGGAAATAATCAGCAAAATAGCAGATATACAACGTTTATCAAAAGAAGAAGTATATTTGCAAATGCTAAAAGACTATGGACAAAGTGAGATTATATCAATGTTATCAACAATTAATCCAAATGGTTATTTAAAGTATTACGAGGAAATAGGCAAAGGACAAGTTAATGGAAAAGAATTTACACATTATAAAGTTTACAAGGGCAGTAGCGAATATAACAGTAAAGAAATGAGTATTTTGATAGACGGAGTAATACAAGAAGCAAAACAATTAGATATTGAAACATTGACACCACAGCAAATAGCAGAAATGAGGATCATATGAAATCTAAAAGAACAAGAGCATGTGAAATAACAAAAGAAGTAAGACAAGCAGTAGCATTAAGAGATAAAGGAAAATGTATTATATGTGGTGTAATAGTACCTGTCAGTTGTAGCAATGCACATTTTATTAAAAGGTCACAGCGGAGGATTAGGCATTGAGGAAAATGTAGTCACATTATGCCCTAAATGCCATTATGAAGAAGATTTTGGACAAAATACTAAATTATATGAGCAATACATAGAAAACTATTTAAAAGGCATTTATGGAACAAATTGGGACAAGTCAAAATTAATTTATAGAAAGTGGGGAAATTTAAAATGATAAACATAACAAACGTAAAAATAATAAAAACAGAAGGTAATTTTAGAGTAAAAGGAATAGCAAGTATAACGATAGACGATAGTTTCGTAGTACACGACATAAAGATACTAAAAAGTGAAAAAGGGCTATTTGTAGCAATGCCAAGTAGAAAAACACCAGCAGGAGGGTTTGAAGACATAGCACACCCAATAAATGCAGAGGCAAGAGAGATTATACAAAAAGCAATTTTAAATGAATATGAAAGAGAGGATATGTAGATGGATATAAAAGATTTATTAGAACCAAGATTTGAAGTACATATTGTACATAATAAAAAAGAAGATTATATAAAAGTATCAGGTAATAAACCTAGTTTATTGACAGCTCTAAGTGTATTTATAGAAGTTCTAAAAGAAAATAATGTAAGTGAAAAAAATATAAGATATGCAGTTGAACAAGGATTAAAAGACGAACAAGAACGTGACAAAGAATTAAACAAAAATATAAATGGCTTAATTAAAAGAATGTTTGAATAAACAATTAATACACTCTTTACACGAAAGGAGAAAACAATGGCAAGAAAGAGGATGATAGACCCATCAATTTGGATAAATGAAGATTTTGGAACATTAACAAATTTAGCAAAGTTAGTTTTTATTGGTCTATTCTCTATTGCAGACGATGAAGGTAGAGGTAAAGCCAGTCCAGCGTATATTAAGGCTGTCCTTTTTCCTTACAATGATGATTTAAGAGTTGCCGACATTGAAAAAGCCTTATCAGAGATAAGTTCTAAGATGTCCGTAATCTTTTACTCTTGTGACGAAAATAAGTATTACACCCTTACCAGTTGGGATATATGGCAAAAAATAGATAAACCTACACCTAGTCAAATACCTGCTTATGAGAAAGACAATAAAGACATTCGACTACTATTCGACGAACATTCGACGAGTACTAGACGAATAGTCGCTCCTAATAAGAATAAGAAAAGAATAGAAGAAAATAAGAATATAAAAGAAGAGAATAGAAAGAAAGTAGTCGAAATTTACAATACCTATTGTACAAACTTGCCACAAGTCCAAAAACTAACAGATAAGAGAAATAAAGCCATTGATAGTTTTCTGAAAGAATTTTCAATAGAACAATTAGAAGAAATATGCAAAATAGCTAATATTAGTGAATTTCTAACAGGCAATAATGACAGAAGTTGGAAAGCAGACTTTGACTTTATTATGAGAAGTGATAAAGCTACAGCAATATTAGAAGGCAAATATTCTAATACTAAAAAAGGTGGAATGAATGACTTTAAAGAGCTATGGGAGGAGGCTAGAAAAAAAGATGAACAGTCAGGAAACAACGCAAATAATAACACTTTTGGCTGGTAATTATGACAGTATTGCTAACAAAACCAAAGAACAAAAACAGTTAATGATAAATACATGGCAAGAATGTTTGGGAGATTTAGATTATAAGTTAGTGTTGCAATCAGTTAAAAAAACAATAATAGAAAGTCCATATCCTCCAACAATTCATGACATACGTAAAAATGCTATAGAACTAGTAAATCCAAGACAGAAAAAAACTGCTATAGAAGCTTGGAATGAAGCTTATAAGATGATTTGTAATGGTGCATATATGACTCAAGAGGAATTTGAAAAACATAGTCCAGAAGTAAAAAAATTCTTTGGAAGTACAACACAATTAAAAGCTTATGCAACCAACGTGGATTTTAATATGGACGTTGTAAGAAGTAATTTTTTAAGGCAGTATGAATTAATTGTTGAACAAGAAAACAAACAGCGATTATTGCCTCAAAAAATGCAAGATATGATAAATAAGTTGTCTGAAAAAATGAGCATGAAACAAATAGAAAATTAGGAGTAACTTATGAGTAATAAAAGATCTAAGCAAAAGTTAATAGAACTATACGGAGCAGAATGTTTTATAGAAAAATTGCACTTACGAGTAGATACAGAGCCACGCCGATATAGTAGTAAAGGCCAATACAAACGTATGAAACAACTTACATATCATCACATTAAGGAAAAAAGAAATGGTGGACAAACAACTGTAAGAAATGGTGCTTTACTAAGTGCAGAAAATCATGCTTGGTTTAATAAACAGAGTAAAGAAGCACAAAAGCAGATGAATGAGCTATTTCAAAAGTACAAGCAATCAGTTGAGTGCAAAGTAGAATTTGTAGACGAGCTAGACACAAGATTTAGCATAGCAGGTGCTATTATAATGCCTGCTGAACTAGAAAAGAAATATAACAGGGCCAGAGAAAAGAGGGCTTGGAAGAAAGAAATCGAGGAGGAAAGGTAACAAATGATGTCAGACGAAGATATAGAAAAGATAGCAAAAAGAGTATTGGAAATGCAATTTGAACAAGGGATAAAAGCTATAAATGGCAAATGTAGTATTTCTGATATAAGCAATAAATATCATAAAGCAATGTTTGATAAATTTGGAACAACAGGACAAATAGAAGCAGCTATAAGAACAGTAGCGGTATACAAAACTGGTGTTAGATACATATCACAAATACCAGAAAATAAATTTGAAGAGTGTAGAAATTATGCAGAGCAACTCTATAAAGATATTTTAAAAGCGGGAGAGTGATAACAAATGAATAGTATTATATGCCAAACAAGACAATTAAGTTTTGAAGATATACAAGATAAAACAAAGATAAGATACATACAAATTTTAAATAGATTAGACAAGCCTAAAACGGCAAAAGAACTAGCAGTAGAATTGTTTGAACTGGGTTATATACCTAGCACAGAGCGAAATTACACAGCACCACGATTAACAGAGTTAGAAAAAATGGGATATGTAAAAGTAATAGATAAAAAGAAATGTCAATATACAGGCAAGATAGTAGCAATATACGAGAGAACACAGAAAGGTTTTGAAGCAATAAATTATGATCATATTCTAAGAATAGATTAGGAGGAAATAAAGTTATGAAAATAGTAATAAATGATACTTATGGCGGATTTAGATTATCCCCATTAGCGATAAAAGAATATTTGAAATTAAAAAGAAAAGAAGCATACTTTTATGATGCACAATTCCAAAATAGAGAAGTTATATACACTAAAACAGATAATTTCACAGGAAAAGAAATATTTTTAACTTGTTTCACTAAAGATTTTGGCTCAAGATTTAAAGATAAAGATAGAACAGAGAATGATTATAAAATCTATTGTTTTGACGAAAAGGATATAAATAGAACAGATGAAGATTTAATAAAAATAATAGAACAATTAAAAGAAAAAGCAAACACAATATGTTCAAAACTAAAAATAGTAGAAATACCAGATGACGTAGATTGGGAAATAGAAGACTATGATGGAGCAGAGTGGATATCAGAGAAGCATAGAACATGGGGATAGGAGGCAAGTATGGATAAAATAAATATTAATTTATATGGTGGAAAAAGTATATTTGGTGGTAGAGAAACACCTCTAGAAGCAGAAATTACATATTGTGATAGATATAACCAATGCAGTTTTTATAAGCAAGGAAAATGCTTTAGTGCAGGTAGGTGGAAACAAAACTGCAAATTTGGAAACAAACATAGAGAAATAGGATATACAAGTAGAGCAAAAAAGTATTATGAGTTTAGAAAAAAATGGGACAACGACGAATGTAAAAATAAATTAGATGAGCCAGACAATATAATTGGACAGATAGGAAATATATTTGTGCTAAATACTGGATATTTATACGAAAACGAGGATGGAGGATACTACATAGATACACATTTTAGACAAGCACCTTTAATATATGTACCAAAAGACAAATTTACAAATGATTTAATAAAATTAATATGCGATGCAAAGCCTAGAACGATATTTGAAAATTCAGAAATTAAGAGTTATCAAGAAAAAATAGTTCCAAGATTTTTATATGAATTAAAAACAGAATTTAAAGAAATATATGACAAATTTATAAAAGAATACCCAGAATATGAAAATAGGAAAATAAATTTTATTGGAAGAGAAGCATATATAAATACTTTGAAAAATGGAAGTGAATTATTAGATTGCCACAAAAATAAATGGAGAATAGAAAATAATTATTTGGTATGCTACGAAGATAATACAAGTTTGCATTTACCTTTTGCTGGAGGTCCAACAGAAATAAGAATAAAGATTACTGATAAAATGACATACCGAATAACAGACAATGAGCAAGTAACAGAAAAAACTAAATTTGCAGATTAAAGGAGTTACTAAATGAAACAAATAGATAATAAAAAGCTATGCTTTTGGTGTCTTGGGTGCAACAAGTTGGGAGATGAAAACTTTGATGGAGTAATGAGGTGTAAAGACTTCGCACCAGGTATGAAAAACTGGCAAGAAAAGTGGAAAAAGGAGTTAATGCAAAAATGAAATTTGAAGATATGCTAAATACTATAACATTAGGAGATAGTTATAAATTAATAAAAGATATTCCAGATAAGAGTATAGATTTAATATATACAGACATACCATATTTATTTTATGTGGGCAATAGCAAAAGATATAGAAAAAATAAGGAGTAGATTTTATGGCAACATATAGATTTGAAATTGATAAAAGGCTAATAGGATTAAACGAATACACAAAAATAAATAGAGAGAGCAGATATAAAGCAAACGATATAAAACAAGAAGAACAAGCTTATATTATTTGGTGTATCAAAGAACAGTTAGGAGCCTTAAGTATAACTAGACCAGTTGTAGGGCATTTCACATGGATAGAAGAAAATAAACGTCGTGATTTAGACAATATTTGTTTTGCTAAAAAGTTTATTTTAGACGCATTAGTAGATGCTAAAGTGCTAAAAGATGATAATAGAAAAATAGTAACTAACTTTACAGATAGTTTTGAATATGCAGATAAAAGCAAAGTAATTGTAGAACTAGAAGAAATTTAAGAAAGTGAGGTTCACAAATGAAACATTACGATAGTTACATATACAAACAAGAGAAGAAGTTTGAAATGATAGTAATAATAATATGTGTGTTCATAATTGGATTTATTACAGGTTACGCATGTATAGATTATGCAATAGATAGTGATAACAATAATGTTATAGAAAGTGAGAAAGAAAGATGATAATAGTAAGCCAAGATAAAGAAACAATAATTAATTTTGAAAATATAACAAGAATAAGTATAATACCACCACAAGAAGAAGGATACAAATATTCAATAGCAATTAATAATTGTCTAGATTTAGGATATTACAAAACAGAAGAAAGAGCAAAAGAAATATTAAAAGAGATGGTAAGAAAATATGAATTAGGGACAAATAAGATAAAAATAAAAAATAGCAGAGGTGCAGAGATAGTAGAACGAAATATCATATATGAAATGCCAAAGGAGTGAAAATAGATGAACAAAGACGAATATGGGGAAATAACAAATGGATATAAATCTGTAACAGAAATAGCAGAGAAATTAAAACAAGGACAAGCTGTAATAATAGGTTGGACAGATGAAAAATATACACATTTAGATTTATTGTTTAATTATAACACATATAAAGAAGGTATGTTGCAAAGAGGATTAAGAGGCAATGAATTATATGTTTCAATCATGAGTATAGGAGCTTTTGGATTTGACATAAAAGACAGAGAAATACATAGTGGTTATATATCAGAAAAGTTAAATATTCATGGAGAGCCAACTATGAGTAAACTAGCAGAATTAATAAATGGAATTATTAAGGAGCTGATATAGATGAGTGAAGCGGATAAGATGTTTGAAGATTTAGGGTATATGATAGATGAAAATGAAACTAGAGTAATTTATGATAATAGAGATACTTGTATTATCTTTGATTTTGAAACAAAAACTATAGAAATTGATGAAACTATATCAATATGTATTAAACTGTTACAAGCAATAAATAAAAAATGTAAGGAGTTAGATTGGATATGACAGTTAGAGAGTTTTTAAAAGACATTTTAAATAAAAAAATAAGAAAGAAAAAAATTCAGATAAGATATGGGTCAGGATATTATACCTTTTATGTGGAAGATTTTGAATTTATAAAAGATACAAATGGAACAGGATTGCGCATAGGAAAAATTTTAGATGATGAAATAGAGGTGTTAATATGAGTAATAAAACAAGCGACAATGTCGCAAATATAGAAAGATTAAATAATTTTGTAAATATGACATTTTTGTATGGAAATAGAGTTAATTTAAATGTAAGTGGTTTAAAAGAAATACAAAATGATATTAAGAACATCTTATCAGACTACACTCGACAAAAACAAATAAACGAAGAACATCAAAAGTTGAACGGAGAGTTAAGAGAAGCAATAAATACAGTAGAGAAAGAAAAAGCGGATTGGATAAATGCATATCAGGAAGAAAAAGATAGTCAGTTTGATTTGTTGAAACGAATAAAAGAGCTAGAAGAAGAAAATGCAATATTAAAAAAAGCAAGCAATATAGCAAAAGATGTAAATATAGAAGATATAACAGAAGTAATGAATAAATCTTGCGAAGAGTTTATGAGTAATTACATAAATAAGCAAGTAGTAATAGATACGATAAATGAAAATGGATTTGAAGTATATACAAGGGAGTACGGAAACATTGAAGTAGTAAGTATAGACGTTTTACAAGAACTTTTAGAAAGGAAAAAGTAATGAAAGAAGCAATTGATTTATTACTACAATTAGCATTTGAATTAGGACAAGCATACAATTATGTGTGGCAAAAAGCAGGTTTAGATAATGTAGTAGATTTTAATGACATAGCTTATGCAAATAAACGAGGGGCAATGTGGAACTTAAAAGGAGATATGTCAGATTTACCAGAACTGTTTAAATTAAAAGTAAAAGACAGGATTATCGAGTTAAATAAGATAGCAGGTGATTTGGAAAAAGTGAAAGAAATGGCTAAAGAACTTTTAGAAGGGAGAAAATAGAAATGTGTAAATATTGTGAAATAGATAATTTTACAAATGAAGCAAAAAGAAATATAAGAAAAAATCAAAGAGTAACAATAAAGATAGTAAGAAATGTATGTGATGAAAATTTTTATTATTTAAGTGTTGATACTAATTCTTATAAAAAGGAAGTAATAGATATAAACTACTGCCCAATGTGTCGGAAGGAGGTTGGGAGAGTGAAAACAGAAACAACAAGGAAACTGGAAAAACTGTTAGAATATCATTTTAATAATAGAAATGAATTTTACGTATTTGAGTGTACATTAGGCTGGTATGGTTCTGAAATTGTAGACTGTGTGATGTACAATTGTGATAGACAAATTTATTGCTATGAAATAAAACAAAGTATACAAGATTTTCATAGTAAAAACAAATTGAGCTTTTTTGGAAATAAAAACTATTTCGTAATGCCATATAGTTTGTATGAAAAAGTAAAAAAAGAAATACCAATTGAAATAGGAGTGTATGTAGCAATAGAAAAAATGAAAGAAAAGAAAGAAGAAACAACAGATGTTTTTGGCAATAAGTGGACAAAACAATGGGCAGAGCCAATAGATGGATTAAAAGAACTATATTGTATAAAACCTGCAAGAAAACAAGAATTGAGAGCAGATAAAGAAGTCATTTTATCTTCAATGTTAAGAAGTATGCAAAGAGATAGAGCTTATGCTTTACCAAAAGAGGAGGAAAGTAATGCTAATATTACCAATTAAACGAAAATGGTTTGACATGATAAAAAGCGGAGAAAAGAAAGAAGAATATAGAGAAATAAAACCATATTATAAAACTAGATTTTATAATGCTGTAAAAGAAGTATTAGATAAAGAAACATTTGCACAGCAATTAACAGCAGTTATTTTATATGACAATACTGTAATGCTAGATGTAATTTTTAGAAATGGATATAACAAGAATAGTCCACAAATAAAATGCAAGTGTATATATAAAGGAAGAGGTCAAGGCAAAGAAAAATGGGGAGCAGAGCCAGGCAAAGAATATTATATTTTAGAAATTTTGGAGGTGTTAGAGTAATGACAATTACTAAACCACTACAAGAAATAATGCAAAAGAGAAATCTAACATTAAGAGATTTATATAAAAAGATAAATGGCGAAATAAGAATAGCTAGATTATCTGATATTAGAGTAGCAAGAGCTGCGGCAACAAAAGAAGAGATAAAAATATTGGAACTATATTTGGATTTATCAGATAAAGAAATAGAAGATTTAGAAGACATGGAAATAGACAAAATATTGCAAGAGCATGTAGATAAAGTAAACAATTTAATGGCTTTGGTTCCGAAAGATTTAAAACCTGGAGAAGAGGTAATAAAGGTATGTCCTAACTGTGGTTCAAATTTAAAAATTGCAAGAGCAAGTATAAATGGGAATTTATGGATTACTTGCGAGAAAGAAGGTATTCTTATATGTCAATGATAAATGAACAAAGAGAAGCAATAAAAAGATTAGAAAAAAGAATAAAAGATAATGAAGATTACAAAACAACGCAAGTTTGGTTAACAGACGATGTAGTAGCGACACAAACAGTCTTATCTCTAATAAAAGAACAGCAAGAAGAGATAAAGAGAATAAGATACATAAAGAGAAGTTTTGATTATGTACTACAGAAAGAAACTGACAAGAAAGATAAGCAAATAGACTTAATGGCAGATTTAATATATGAAATATCAAAAGTATATCCTGGAACAGTATTTCATGAACTTACTTCAAATGGATTTGATTTAAGTAAATGTGATGGAAAATGTCAAGAAAATTTTAAGACTTGCAAAGACTGCATAAAACAATATTTTGAACAAAAAGCAACAAATAATGGTTAAGTGCGACATTTTGTCGTAGAAAGGAAGGAAGAATATTAAAAATAAAGGACAATGTAGATTTAAAAGAATTAGAGAAGTTTGGATTTAAATCAAAATATGATGAAAATACTGGACGAATTTGTGCATATCAGAAAAAATGTGAAAAAGATGTAGGAGGCTTATTAATAACCATAACTGAAACTACTAGCTTAATAAGAATATATAGAGCTTTTAGAGGGAGAAATGAAGTATGGAGAATTAACAGATATAATGATTATTTTGATATAGATACATTATATGATCTAATCCAAGCAGGATTAGTAGAAAAGGAGTAGAGAAAAATGGAAGATTATAAATTTTTTAATACAGTAGAAATATTAGATTTTTTAGGAATTAAATACAATTTTGAAAATAACGAAGGTAGGCAATATCCTTTTAAGGATAAACCTAGCGATATACTTTTTAATGATGGCTATATAACTATACCAAGAGAAGGAATTGAAAAAATAATACAAAATAAAATATCAGATAAAGATTATAGTGGTATTTTAAAAGAAATAAAAATGTTAGTACATATACCATTTTACTGTAAAAGAACAAAGAATACAGGGACAATAATTGTAAATGTATCAGTTGGTTTTAGATATGATAAAGAATATAAATACGGAGATGTTACAAAATCATTACCAGAAGTATGTTACGCAATAGAAAAATATGGAAGGAAAACAAACGATTTTTACATAATATATGATGAATTTAATTATTTTATGAGCAATTATGTAATGGATACACAATGGGGAATTGGTGCTATGGAAGTAGTATCAAGTCCGCAAATAGAGATTGACGATAATTTCAAAGAAGTTAGAGATGATGAAATGTTTTAAAAAGAAAGGGAGTAGTTATGGAAATTAAAACAGGAGAGTATTTGAGAACTAAAAAAGGTATTATAGGTACATTAAAATCACAAGAATTAACTTATCCAGAGCCAAGTGAGTGGATACTAGACGTAAACGGAAAAGAAGTTGTAATTGTGGAATGTGAAGATTGTCCAGTAAAGCACAGCTCTAATTTAATAGACTTAATAGAAGTACGGAGATATAGTAGAATATCAAGTCAATTCTTTAAGTGCAATAAAAATTGGTAAAGTAAGGCAATATAGAGATGCTAGAAGTAATAGCGAATACCTAGGAGTGGAAGGGTTTGATATTACGAAGATATACATATTATCAGTTCTAACACATCAACAGTTTGAAGCTAATTGTTATAAAGCGAAAGGAGAATAGAATAATGAGTGTAAAAAGTAAAGTAAAAAGATGTAATGCAGAAATAAAGCGTTTAGAAGATAAGTTGCAAGCAAACGAGTTAGAAAATAATAGATTAAGATACAAACAAGATACAGATAATAAAACACTTGAAAATATAGTAAAGTTTGCAGTAACACAACATATAGGCAATTTACAAGGCGGGATAGCTATAGAGGCAATGGGTATAGATAAAATGAATAATTTAAGATTATCTATTGATAGAAATTATGAATATGGAAAAGCTTATATTATTAGAGTTACATACTAAAAGCAATCCAAAATAACAAACTTAACCCAAAAAACTAATACAAGTTTATTAAAAAAGTATAAAAATAGAACAAGAAAATAATAATTTAGATTAAAAAGGAGTATAAAATGAACTTAACACAAAGACAAGAGAAACAATTAAACAAAGTATTTGACAATCCCAAGAAATTACGCAAATGGTTAGATGATGTACATAATGATATAGTTACAGAATGTGAAATAAAAAACAAGCAAACTATAAATGAATATTTAGATATATACAGTATTGCTGTAGCTTATACTCTAAGATATGTTTGCGGATTTGGAAAAAAGAGATTACCAGAAATAATGAAAAGAATTTGGAATAATGTAGATGCTTTCAAAGAAGGTTATTTATCTTTTGAAGATTGTATACAAGACTTAAAAAATAATGGGATAGAATTTGAAGCCATTGTAAATGATGAAAACAAAGTAAAATGGAAAAATCAATAAAAGGAGATAACAAATGTTGAGAAACAAATATAAGGTACCAAAAGAAGTTAAAGAAAGAATGGAACGTGAATTGAGACAATACTGGATTAATAAGAAGAAGTTAGAGGATTTAAAACTAAAAATAATTGAATCTTCTAACAATTCATCTGATACTCAAATTCATTCTTCAAGCATTTCTGATACAACTTCTCAAAAAGCATTAAAAATATTATCTACTAGAAGTATTTTATATTGTGAAGAAAGAATTACATATATAGAAAACGTCATTAAGAAATTAAATCCTTTAGAACAGCAAGTATTTGAATATATTTTTAAAAATGGATATGATTTTATGTACTGCCAAACTATGAAAAATATAGATAAAAATACTTACTATAATGTTCGTAACAAATCCATATATTTTTTAGCACAAGAATGGGGCGAAATATAAAATTTTATTTTTGCAGAAAAAATAAGGAAAATAAGCCATTTTTCTGTGCTATAATAAGTATAGTAAAAATATTAGATAAAAGGTTTTCAATTTTACTGTTTTGTTTTTTATTTTTTCTTAAATATGGTTTCATTTAGGTTTTTCCTTAAAAGCCTAATGCCAGGCGAGAAATCGCCACAAACAAGTAAAACCGCAATAAAGAGTTAGTTTATCTAACTCTCTTATTGTATTTGGGAGGATTATCAAACAATGAGCAATGAAGAATTTTTAGAGAAAGCAAAACAATTAGTCAGAGAATATACAATAGAACATTTAGATAAGACAGATGAAATACCAGAATTTAAAGTATATGTAGTTTGGTCTTGTAAAACACTTCAAAATAGTAAGGCATTGTTAAGCACATCTTTATTAGACGGAATGTATTATGAATGTACTATGAATGGAGATAAAAAAGAAATTTATTTTGATGCATATAAAAAGTTTGAAAATAAATGTATAAAAATTGAGGAGGAATAGAAATGGAAGAAAAAAGCATAAAAATCTGTGATTTATCACAAGAAAATACAAAAAAATTAGCTGAATTAATAATGATGACAAATGACATCGAAACACTTTTAAATGGAAATACAGTAGAAAAAGTAGTAGAAGGAGAACCAAAAGCAATATCTTGTTTAAGAGAAGATGTCATAAGTCAAAATAATCAAATTAAAACATTATCAGAAAAACTTTTAAGAATAAGAAATGCTTTAAATTAGTTTTCAACAATTACTAACTATCATTTATATAGTTAAAGAATTGTGAAATAAATGTGTAGTGGCGGAATAGACATATTACGTTTAGTACGTAATATGGTAAAACTAAACGGCTTTATCTTAAACATAATTAGATTTTGCTGAATGGTAATAGTAGACGATATATATGCAAAGCTAGAAAAAAGTGTTGTGTATATAGAATAATGGGGTAAACTCAGATATTGCAGTATTTTTCTTACTGACTAAATATCATGTTAGGTGCAAATCCTAACCTACATGGAAAAAGAAACATCTTTTGCGGAGCTATGTTTAAAAGCGTGGCTCTATTTTTCTTGTAAATAGTATATAGAACATATAAAACTAATCAATGGGAGCAAAAGGTTGAGATGTTAATTCTGACACAGAGAAGATAGGACATCAAGTCTTCCAAGAAGTTCAGCTCGTACTGAGCTAAAGGTTATAGGCTGTGTTGATACCAGTAACTCAAACGATATAAGATAGCGTCTTATATAACCCTTTATGTTCTATATAGTGTTTATAAATTGGTCGAAATCGACCAAATAAACCACATCGATTTCGATAGGTTTTAAAATTAATTTTAACATAATCAAACATGAAAAGTTATTGATAGTAGATAACTAAATTAAAGGTGTTGATTTCGACACCTTTTATAGGAGAAAAGTATGGAAAAATACATAATATCAAATATAGAAAGATTTTTTAATAAAACAAATCAATCTTTTAAAATTACTTATGATAACAAAACTTTAAATTATTGGGAGAAAAAATGCTTGAATTTAAAATAAATAATGACAAATGGATAATAGAAGAAAAAAGCAAAGAAGAATTAGAAGAATTATACCAAAAGGAAACTGAAGAAAAAATTTATTTTGTCTTTGGTGTAACGATAAAACCTCAACATGTTATTTATATAAATAAAGATATGTGCGAAGAACAAAAAATCAAAACATTAAAGCATGAGTTAACACATTGTTATATCTGGGAATATGGCTTATTTAATGTAATAGATGTAAACGAAGAAGTAATATGTGATTTAGTAGCTTGTAGTAATGATTTTATAAATGAAGTTGTAGAAAAATATAAAAACAGAAAGGAGTAATCTTATATGACAGCTGCACAAAAAAGATTTTGTGATGAATACTTAATTGACCTTAACGCAACAAGAGCATATAAGGTTGCTTATCCAAATTGTAAGAAAGATGAAACAGCAAGAGCTAATAGTAGCAGATTGCTAACAAAAGCTAACATTCAAGAGTATATAGCAATTTGTCAGGAAGAAAGAGAAAAAAGAACAGAAATAACACAAGATATGATAATAAAAGAGCTAGCTAAAATAGCTTTTTTTAATATAAAAGACATTTATAATGAAAATGATACATTAAAAAAAGTGACAGAATTAGATGATGACACAGCAAAAGCTATTTCTGGAGTAAAGATACAACAAAAAGCAGGTGCAATGAAAATAGAATTTACAGCAGAAGGAAAAGAAAAAGAAACACCAATTGAGCATATTCCAGAGCAAACTGTTGAATTTAAAACAAATGATAAAACAAAAGCCCTTGAATTACTAGGAAAACATCTTGGTATGTTTAAAAATAATATCAACCTTAATCAGGACAAGCCTTTTGAGGTCAATATTAATATAAAAAAGAAGCAATAGAACTCATTATGTTAAGTGTAGATATTTCAATACTTTCAAGCGATAAAGTATGGTTTTCTCACAGGCAGAACACGCACTTAATTAACATAAAATAATTATGGAGTGAAAAGCAAATATGGACATTGATATTACAGAAAAACAAGAACAATTTATAAATTCAGAAGCTTTTGAAACTTTATTTGGTGGAGCAGCACGGAGGAGGCAAAAGTTTTGGTCAATTAATAGATGCCTTATTATATGCACTTACATATCCAAAATCAAAACAAATAATATTCAGAAGAACATATCCAGAATTGTTTCAATCTATTATAAGAGCAAGCCTTGAATTATATCCTAGAGAAATATGCGAATACAAAGAATCTAAAAAATATTGGATATTTAAAAATGGAAGTATTATAGATTTTGGATATTGTCAATATGAAAATGATGTTTATCAATATCAATCGGCAGAATATGATGTAATCCGCTTCGACGAATTAACACACTGGACAGAATTTATGTATGTTTATTTAATATCTCGTTGTAGAGGTACAAATGGTTATCCTAAACACATAAAAAGCACAACAAACCCAGGTGGAGTTGGACATGCTTGGGTTAAGGCTAGGTTTATAGATGTTGGAGAACCAAACAAAATACATGAAATAGCATTAGAAAATGGGCAAAAGACTACGGTAATATTTATTCCTTCTTTTGTTCAAGACAATATTTTTATGATGCAATCAGATCCAGACTATATAAACAGGTTAGAGTTGTTACCAGAAAAAGAAAAACAAGCCTTATTATATGGCGATTGGGATATTTTCGATGGACAATTCTTTACTGAATTTGATAGAAAATTACATGTATGTAGTCCTTTTAAAATTCCAAGTGATTGGAGAATATTTAGAACTAGAGATTATGGACTTGATATGTGTGCAACTTATTGGATTGCTATGGACTATAGAATGAATGTATATGTTTACAAAGAATTATATGAACCAGATTTAATTGTTTCAGAGGCTGCGAGAAAGATTAATGAAATGACAGATGAAAATATCTCTATAGATTATGCACCACCAGACCTATGGAACAGAAATAGAGATACAGGTAAAAGTACAGCAGATATATTTGCAGAAAATAAGCAATATTTAACTAAAGCAGATAACAATAGAATAACTGGTTGGCTTGCATTACATGAATGGTTAAAGCCTTATATAGATGAACAAGGACAATTAGCAATACATTTTCATATATTTAGTACATGTACTAATCTTATAAGAACATTGCCTGCAGTACAGCATGATGAAAAAAATCCAAATGATGTTGCAGTAGAACCTCACGAATTAACACATGCACCAGATGCAATTAGATATTTCTGTACAATGTGGCAAGCACCATTAATAAAGAAAGTTACATTGCCACAAGGAAATTATACAAAAACAGAATTGGAAGATATGGGATATAAAGGCACATCTCCAGTTCAAAGAATAAATGGAATAGTATTAAGAAGGAGGAGATAGAATGTTACTATCTGATTTTTTTATGTTAATATGCTTATTATTGATGTTAGCTATAATAGCTTTAATTTATGAGCAAAACAATTTGATTAAAGAGTTTATAAAACAAAATAAAAACAGTAATAAAAAGGAAAATATATATAGAGAACATTCACAAATAGCTAAAAGCAATTTTGCTAATATTTTAAAATCTAGAACAAATGCTTACGCAAAATACCAAAATAAAGATGGATTATATGAACCAATTACACCCAAAAATGGAATAGAATTAAAAGATAAAAGAGAGGAGTAAAAGATGGCAGATACAATTTCACTAGAAAATACTGAATTAGACGAAATAGTAAAACAAAAAAGAGCTAAAAGAGCTATGCTCATGAATGAAAAAGAAATTGAAGAAGCAGAACAATTTTTGTTGTGGTACAGACGAGCATATTCTGATAAACAACGTTTAGGATTAAATAATAAATGGAATGACATTAACGATTATTGGGAAGGTAATTTCAATTATGATGAAGAAACTGAACCAATTCCAAATACTAATATAACTAATTCAAATGTCGAGGGCAAAACAGCACTGTTATGTGACCAAACAATTGGTATACAAGTAGATCCAAGAGAACCTGGAGATAAGCCATTTTGTGATTATGTAAGAGTTCTTGCAGATTTTATAAAAGAACGTAACAAAATGTATAGAAAGATAGAAGTACATGAAAGACGTAGAGAAATGACAGGTACAGGGATATTTAGAGTGCTATGGAATTTCAATAAGCTAGACGGCAAAGGTCTTCCAGATATTGAACCAATACACCCAAGTAAATTATTTATAGACCCTGCAATAACAGACGTTTATAACGTTCAAGAAGCACAATATATAATTGAAGCTCGAGCAAAATCTATATATAGTGCTAAAGTAGAATATGGCGAAGAAATTGCAGATGCTATCATTCCAAACTATGATGTTATAGAAGGAGTAATACAAAATAGTGAAGAAGAACAATATGTGCATTTAATGGTATGGACTAGATACAATGAAGATGGAAAACAGAAACTAAGATTAGTTGAAATGTCTGGCGATGGTGTTATCTTAAGAGATACTAAAAAGAAGTTAAAAGAATATAAAAAGAAAAAAGAAGATGAATTAATAGAAAAACAAACAAAATTATTAGAAAAAGGCAAAAAGAAAGAAGCAGAAGCTTTAAAAATAGATAATCTTGAATTATTTCCAAATGAAAAATATCCATACTTTTTAACACCAGATATGTACAGAGAAAACACAGTATGGGGCAAAGCTAGTGCTGAATTAATATTACCTGTAAGTGACCAAATAGATGATATTGACGACAGTATTTTAAGAAATGCAAGACTAACAGGAAATCCAATTGGACTTGTAGCGAATAGTAGTGGTTTAGATGTAGAAAAAGTAACTAATGCAGCTGGTCAAATGTTTCCTGTAAATGACATAAACGGATTTAAGTGGCTAAGTCCTCCAACAGTTCCTAATTATATATTAAATAAAAGAAGTGAGTTAATAAACAACGATAGGATTATTGTTTCAAGATTTTCTGACCAAATGATAGGAAAACAACAAAACGGTATTGATACAGCAACAGAAAGCTTGGCATTGCAAAATAGTGGCAATTCAATGATAGAACATAAAAAAGGTCTATTACAAGAAACCTTATCAGATTTATTTGAATATGCTATTGAGTTAGCACTTCTTAATTGGAATACCACAATGCTATTTAGAATTATTGGAAAAAATGGAGAAGATGACTTCAATTCATTTAATCCTGATATATTAAATAAAGTACCTGTATTGATAGAAGCGGATACACAATATAGAGAAGATTACAAAAAAAATAATCCAAATGCTAAACCAGAAGATTATAAATACATGCAATCTGATAAGGGCGAAACTAGAAAAGTAATGTTTGATTTATTTGTAACTGTTGGAGCAGGACTTCCAAATAATCGTGCTTATAGATATTCTATTGTAAGACAAGCTTATGCTGATAAAGCAATAACTAAGAAAGAATACAGAGATTATTTAATTAAGCAATTAGGATTAAATATTCAAGAAATTCCAGAAACATTAGAAGAACAACAAGAATTAGGAATTTATGATAAACAAACAATACAAGAAATACAACAAGAGCAACAAGCTGTTCAAGGAGGAAATCAAGCAATTGGAATGAATCAAAATGCAAACATAGAAGGATTAACAGCAAATGGCAATGTAGCAACATCTTATCTAAGAGGAGTATAGAAAGGAAGGAACAAAAATGGATTTACAAGATTATAAAATAAAAAATAGTACAACATGTGATTGTGGCTATCATTTTACAGTACATAATATTACAGAATTAAAAAGAATTGGCGATGATAAATTCTATGGTGGAGTAATTAAGCATGTTAGTGAAACCAAATGTCCACAATGTAATAAATCAACACTTTTATTTTTAAAGCAAGTTGGACAAACATATGAAGTAAAAGATATTGCACAAAAAAGTGCAGAAAATATTAAACCTCAAATATACAACAACACAGAGCAAGCAGAAATGACTTCTAGTGCAAATACTAATGAAAGTGATAATCTTACATGTCCTAATTGTAAAAGAAGCTTTAAAAGCAAATCTGGACTTGCAAACCACTTAAAATCTTGTCAAAAATAGATATTAATTAATTTTAATATAATTTGAGGAGAAAACCTGGCTAAAAATCAAAAAAATAAGAGGCGGGAGCCTGGCTAAAACATCTAATTAAGAGGACAAAACCTGGCTAAAAATGGAAAGGAGAACAACATGGAAGAAGAACAAGAAGGAATTAACTTGGAAGCGGTTAATTTAGAAAATGAAGAAGGCATTACTTTACCTAATACTACAGAAGAAATTGAAAATGGAGAATTAGAAGAACCAGAAACAGCTGAAAATCCTAATGAACCAGAGCAAGAACCTGTAGTAGATGAAGAAAAAGAAGCCTTAAAAAGAGGTGTAAACAAGGAGAGGAAAGCCAGAAAAGAAGCTGAAAAGAAATATAAAGAACTTGAAGCTCGAATGGCTGCACTTGAACAAAAAGCACAAACACCTGCAAAAAGTACTTTAGATGAACTTATAGAAAATGGAGTAGATGAAAGCATTGCAAAATCAATAGCTAGTGCTATTGATAAAAAACAAACTAATTCAAATAAGGTTGAGCAAGAGCTTGCAGATATGAAGTTTAAACTAGAGTTATCTGAAAAAAGCAAAGATAGTAATTATTCTGATATCATGGAGTATGAAGATGAAATCAAAGAGTTTGTTGATAAAGGACTAACTATTGAACAAGCTTATCATGCTTTGAATTATGATAAAGAAAAAACTATCAACACAAAAACTGAAATTGAAAGAAAAATTGAAGCAAAACTTCAAAATAATCAAGCTAGAAAAGCAATTCTAGGAAATATCAATTCTAATTCTGGCAATGCAATTCATGATGAAGATAAGCCAAAAGCTACTTCTGCAGAAATTGCAGCTGCAAGAATGGCAGGATTAGATATCAACGATTATTTGGCAGCTAAAAATGCAGATTCAATTAAACAGTATGAAGAATATAAAAACAAAAAAGTCAAATAAAAAACTTTTATCTCTTATGTTTACTAATTTTAAAAAATATAGGAGATGATTTATATGCCAACAAGCGCAGCAATGATGACAAGAAATAATTTTGCTGAATTATTAACACCAATTCATAAAAAGGTATTTTTCGATTCTTATAATGAAGTACCAATGGTATACAAAAAAATATTTAAAGCAGAAAAAATGAATGCTAAAAAGCAAACATACCCACATTTAGGAGCATTTGGATTATGGCTACAAAATACAGAAGGTAGCAAATTCAATCATGACAAATTTGATGAAGGAGAAGTAGCAAGTTTCGAAGCTAAAAGATATGATAAAGCATATCAATTAACTTGGGAATTAGTACAAGACGATTTATACAACGTTATGAAAGGTATTGGTAATGGTGGTTCTGCTAAAGGCTTAGGACGTGGACTAAGAGCAACAGAAGAAACCGAAACATCAAAAGTAATCTCAAATGGATTTAGTAATGTTGGTTATGATGGAAAAGCATTATTTGCTACAGATCACCCATTAATTAATTCAAGTTCTACATGCTCTAACTTAATTACAGGAATGTTAACTGATGAAACATTAAAACTTGCTATGACTCTTATGAGACAGCAAAAAGATGAAGCAGGTATTATTATTTCCGCTTCTGCTAAACAATTAGTTGTATGTCCTGAATTAGAGTTTCAAGCAAAAGCAATCGTACACTCTATTTTACAAGCTGGAACTAACAACAACGATATTAATACTATTCCAAACTTAGAAGTTGTTGTATGGGACTATTTAAGTGATCCAACTGGAGCAACAAAACCTTGGTTCATTCAAGATACTTCTTTAGATAATTTATTATTCCTAAGAAGAGAAGAGCCAATCTTTGGTTCTGAAAAAATTCAAGATCAAATGGATTACAATATGTATGGTTATACCAGATTTGATGTAGGATATTGTGATTGGAGAGGTTTAGTTGGCTCTTTAGGAACAAGCTCTATTCCAGAAACATTAGGAACCTTAAATGTTACGGTAGAGGCTGGATCAAGTTCTACTCAAACAAAAGTAACTAATGTAACAGGTCAAAGTTCTGGAACATTAAAATATAAGGTAGGAGAGTCTGTAAGCAAACCATCTTTAAATGATGTTGCTACTGGTTATACTAATTTATCATTAAATGAAGATATTACATGTGCATCTGGAAATAAAATTGTTGTTGTAGAAGTAGATTCTAGCGACAAAATCAAAAAATCAAGCGAAGTTAAAAATGTAGTAGTAGGTGCTTAAATAGCAAAAAGGGAAACAACTGCTTAATTGTTTCCCTTTATTTTTTTAGGAAGGAGAAATAATAATGCCAAAATCTTATGAACAAATAAGTAATCACAATTCTAGTAGTCAAGGAAAACCAGATGCAAATCTAGCAAACGATTCTAATCATTTAGGCGGTATTCCTGCAGAAGATTATGCAACTAAAGAATATGTGCAAGAATATCATCAAACAAAAGAAAATGCTTTAAAACAATATATTGATAATCAAGATGCATCTACTTTAAATTCTGCAAAGGCTTATACAAATGCAGCAATACAAGGACAAGATTTTTCTGCTTTTGCTAAATTAACAGATGTTCAAGCATTAGACAAGAAATTAACCGAAAATTTAAACACAGGTTTAAATAATCAAAAGAACTATACTGATTCTAAAGTAACTCAATTAAACCAAAGTATAAGTACTATAAATAATAATTTAAAAAATATAGATAATTCTATTGAGCAATTAGATGATAATATGCAAGAGGTTTTTCAATCTGTCAGTAGTGGAAAAGCAGAACTAGCAGAGGCTATTACTGACAAAGGAGTTTCAACCTCTGCAACTGCTTCTTTTGATACTATGGCAAACAATATAAGAAATATTGAAACTGGTGGTGGAGAAATAATCCCACCTGGTTATGTTGATACTTCTGATGGTACAGCAACTGCTAATGATATTTTAAGTGGAAAAATAGCTTATGTTGATGGGAAAAAGATATATGGTAGTTTAAATTTTACTGGTAGCAATACTCCTGAATATAATCCAAATAACCCATATCCAGAACTGGCACAAGTAGAGTTAGTGTATGGAGATAAAGAAAGTGTTGCAAGCGTAACAAATTTAGGAAATATTCGATACACTGTTTTTGATATCTCATCGGATAGAAACTTATTAGTTGGATATAACGAGGATACTCATAAAATAGAAACAATGTTTAGAGTTGGCGACCAATATATGAAATCATATAATCAACATGGAACATTGTTAAGCCCTGAATATACTTTAGAAAACTTAGGAATTACAACAGATAGTGATTATACTTTAAGTGCAATAAAAATGAGTTGTCTAAATACTAAAACTACTGCAAGTGCTTATGAATGTAAAATTGCTATTTTGTTATCAAAAACTGCTACTGTGGAAAAGAAGAACTTCATATGTTATGTATTTAAAATTTCAACAAAAGATGGAACTATTAAAGCAACTAATAATGTTGTCCAAATAGGAGATGACAATTGCATTGAATACAATAAATGGATAATAGAAGGAGCTAGAGAAACAGTAACAACTGCAATAAATATACTAAGTAATGGAAAAGTATTTCTAGATTATTATTATAATTCTTTCTTAAGATGGAGTCCATTTTCAGATACATTAGCTATAGTTATAGGACAATCAAAACCTTATATTTATCTATATAGATTTTTAGATTATACGAACGGAGCAACAGAAGACTATTCAACTGCTATACAGCTTAAAGATAGTTTTTCGGAAGCATATTCTATTGCTGCTTTAGATTTCTGTAGTAATGACAAAATTGTTCTTTTAAGACAAAACAATGGCAGTACACAATATATAAGAGTGTATTCATCTAATTTTTCTTTTATTAAACAAAATGATTTGTCGTCTATTTATGCAATTTCTTATGATGGACTATATTCATTCTATCAAAAAAACATTAGTTCTTTAACAATAGATTATGTAAATGGAAATATAACTAAAACTTCACTTAAAGACTTTGAAGACATGTTTTTTAAGGCTCCTTATGGAAGATGTTTTAATTCCCAAAATAATGATACTTTTGTAAGTATTGAAAACAAAACTTCTGTTATAGGAAACCCTTATTATTTATATGTGACTAAGATAAATTGGGAAACATTAGAAGTTTCTGAAACTTATGCAGGAAGTACAAGATTTAATTACTTATTTCCGTTATCGGATTTAAAATCTTTCGTAGCACTTACTAATGCAGGTCTTGTTCATTTAGTTGAAACAATTCCAAGTGGAAAAGAATTAATAGGTGTTAAATATAATGGAGAAACTTTCTATAAACAAATATATAGGTCTGGAAGTCTTTCTGCAACTAACGCAGATGTAGCAACTGGAAAAACATTTATAGGCTATCAAGGAGTACCTGAAACAGGAATAGCACAAATAATAAGTTCATCAAATGAGGAGGAATAAAATGATTAATGAATTAAAAATACAAGAATTAAAAAATTTGTTTTTTTATACTTTTGGAATTGTGCCACTCCAAAACTACAATGTAGTAGGAGATGGAATAACAGATAACAGATTAGGAATACAACAAGCAATATATGATGCAATAGAGGTGGGAGCAAAGTATATTTTTGTGCCTAAGGGAAATTATTACTATTCTAATACATTGTTTAGTACAGACCAAGTTATTTTTATTGGAAATAGTGTAGATTCACAGATAGCAGGAATTGAAATAAGACAATTTCCAGATTTGTGGAATGAAGCTCAAGCAACATCAAGTGCATTAGTACCAATTGCAGGAGTTATAATTTATGCAGGCAAAAATGATATTCCTACAAATTATTTAGAATGTAATGGACAAACAGTTAATACAACAGATTATTTAAGTTTGTATGAAAAGTTAAATGATTTAGTTGTAGATGAAAACACCGAAGATTTACCAGAAACATTTAATGTTCCTAATTTAACTACAGGACAAGCAAATACTAAATATATTATAAGAGCAAAATAGGGGGTGTAAAAAGTGGCAATAGTAAGTAGAACAACTGTAAAACAAGTGTTAGATGATATTCAAGTTAGACTACCTCACACTTATGATGAGAATAGTCTATTTTTATGGATAAATGAAACCATGAAAAAAATATACAAAGATTTAGCAATACAAGAATACTATTCTTTTACAACTTCCTCCGGACAAGAATTATATACTTTACCAGAAAATTGTAGTATTGACATGATTAATAATGTAACTATTTCAGAAAAAGCAAGAAATCAAAACAATCCATATGATTGGGGAAAGTTTAAAGAACTAAAATCATATCTACCAAATGAAAAAATGCTTGAATTAGGATATTATGATGGGAGAGAAGGACTAGTAGGAATATATCCAACCCCTAAAGATGTAAGAAAAGTTGATATTTATTATATGAAAAAACCTAAAATGGTCACTTCTGTAGATGATTATATAGAATTAGACGACAATTACATCGACTTAGTTAAATACAACGTAATGTCAATCATTGCAATGAGTGGACATAATCCAGATATAGAATTAGCAAATGAATATATTCTTTTATACAATAACTTAGTTCAAAAAGCCAATGAAAATAAAAATGAACAACAACAAAGGTATCCAGTTATAAGAAACATAATAACTAGAAGAAGGAGGAGATAATATTGCAGACTAACCCATATTTACAAAACATACAAGTAAAAAGCAATAACCAAATTAATTATTTAGCAGGTGGAATAAACAATATATATCCTCCACAAGCAATACAAGATGATGAATGTCAAAATATGTATAATATGTGCCTTGACAAATATCCTGCAATTAAAACAAGAATAGGAAGAACAATGGTAAAAAATCCAGGATTAAAAGGAGATACTATTAAATATTTTGGAGTAGCCGGTATAAAATATCTATTTTATATTCAAGGAACGCAACTAAAAGATATGCAAGGTACTGTTATTGCTAATGATATAGAAGGAACAAAATTTAACCATGTTTATTATGCCGATGGTAATAATGAATACATGATCTTATATGGCGAGGGAGTAACACCTACTAGACATAAACTACCTCTTTCTGCTATTAATACTCCAGAAATAGTACCACTACCAAGTGAGTGTGATAAATTTGAACATATGTGTTATCACAAAAATAGAATGATGGCAAGCAACGGAAATATGTTATATATGAGTAGCTTGCAAAATCCTATGGATTGGGATAGTACAGAAGATTCTAGAGTTGATAGAGTAGAAAACTGTAATCAAATAACAGGATTAGTAAGCTTTGATGACAAATTAATTGTATTTTCAGAAGAAAATATGCATTTATATTATGGTTCTAATGTAATAGCTGGTCAAACAGACTCTTATACTTGTATTTCATTAGATAATAATATAGGTTGTTATGATCAATGCACTATAAAAGTACATAATTCTTACTTATACTGGCTATTTGGACGAAGCATATATGAATATGATGGAAGTTCAATAAGGCAAATAGAATTACCAACTGGTAATAATGGATTAACAGGTGGTATTAAGGAATTTATATCAGGAATAACCATAAATGAAGCTAAAAAAATAAGTGTTGCAGCTTCCGAAGATAAAGTTTATTTTTGGTTTCCAGATTATAAATTCTTTTTAATTTTTGACCAAAGATTAAGAAAGTGGACAAAAGAAATACAGCCAGAAAATGTAACAGATGAATTGTATTATGTAACCATTTGTGATAGTTACAATGACCTTAATTTTAGTCAAACACCTAATCCAATATATGCTTTAACTGCGAATGGAACAATTTATGAATTGACAGGTGGTAAAAAAGAGCTTAACAATTATACAAAAACATACGGAGAAGATGAATTTACTACCTCTGAAAATATAGTATATAAAAAAGCAATTCCTTTTTACATTAAAACTAAAGAATTTAAAAATGGCGTATTAAGTAAGAAAAAAAGCTTATCTAAGTTATGGTTTAACTATGACTTAAGCGGTACAGTAAACATAAAAATCATAACAGATGATGGAAGAGTAGAAGAAATTAAAAGTGCTTTGCCCAAAGGCATTAATCAAACAAAGTCTATTTTAGTTCCAAATAGAATACAAGATGTAAATAGTTATACTTTTGAAATTTATGGAGAAGGGGATATAACTATTTATGCAATGGAACGAGAAGATAGGACGCATTTAAGATAATGTATTTTAGGGAATATTCTAATAGTTCAGATACATTAAAAGAATGGGCAAAGCAATTAAATATAGTTAATAAAGGAACCTATCCTTTATATCCAACAGTAGAATCAACATTAAGTCATTGGAGGTCAATTTTAAATAGAAATATTGGAACAAATACGTTTGACTTCAATGGTAATGCTGATTCTACTATTCGTAATTGGAAAGAAAAATTGAATGGAATATATAATCGTTAGAAAGGAGATTAAAAATGCCTAATACTTTTTTAAATACAGGAAGAACTGTAGCAGCTACAAGTAATCCAGTAAATAACGTAAATCAAGTAAGTAATAATCCTATAAATCAAACACAACCAGTATCACAGCCAACTGTAAATTCAAATACACAAACAAATTCAAATGCTATTAATCCTATAACAATACCAATTCAAATACAACCACAAATAGCAAATACGACACCTGTAGAAAACAACAATATACAAGCATTACAAGCAAATGCACAACAACCTGTTCAAAATAGACAAGCTACATCTAATACTGCACCAACTCCACAAGCATATAATTCAAATAATACAAATACAAATGTAATTGATTTTAATCAAATATACAGTAGTTATCAAAACCAATATGGAAACAATAATCAAACATCTACAAATGGGATTAAAAAAACTAGTATTGGTAGCACAATTGTTACACCTATTTCAAACATAAATACAATAAAAGGTCAATATCAAAGTGCTTATTCTGATACTATTAATAGCCTAATTAGTGAAATGCTTAGTCAAATGAACAATGGATTTGAATACAATCCTAATGAAGATGAAGCATTAAAACTAACAACAGAGTATGCAGCTAATTCTACTATGCAAAGTCTTGCAGGAAGTGGAGTTTTAAATTCTAGTGCTACAGCAGAAAGAGTAGCAAGAATTGTTTCAGAACTCATTCCACAATATGAAGAAAAGGCACACGATAGATGGATAGAATATTTAGGACAATTAGCAGATACAGCACAATTAGTAATGAATTACGACTCGCAACAATTTGAACAGTGGAAAGATGCTAAAGACAGAGAATTTCAGGAAAAGCAATTTGAATATCAAAAGAAACAAAATGAACTTGAAAACGCATGGAAAAGAGTAGACGAACTGGGTTATGTTGATAATGAAGCTAGCAAAATATTAGGTGTAGCAGTTGGTACTTTATCAGGGGAAGCACGTTTAGCAAAAGAACAACGAGAATTTGAACTACAAAAAATGAGAGAACAGCTAGAAATTCAATACGAAAACGATAAGGCTTTATATGAGTTAAGAAGCGAACTAGACAAAGAATATGCGAATTATGAATATCAGTTGGCACAAAAATATAATACAAGTTCTAATTCAAATAAGACAAGCCTTTCTACTTATCAAAGTGTAATCAATAACAGATGGGCAGACCAGGATTTAGTAACAGGTAAATATAGCGTTACTGACAATGATGCAGTATATAACTATTTAACGACAGAATATGCATCTGGAAGAATGAGTTCAAACGATTTAGCATCATTGACTGCTATGTATGGAATTACAGTTCCAGAACCTGATCCACAAAAAGAAGCAAGACTTGCTTATTTACAAAGTTTAGGAGGGTAGGAAATGATTTTAGATGAAGAAGAAAAGAAAAGAAGATTACAAGAAGCTCAAAATATTATTTCAAATAATTATAATACTTCAAATAATGAATATAACTCTAGATTAACAGAGGCTAATAATATTATAAATAGTATCAATCCTCCCAAAATAACACCAACCTATAAAACCAATTCTAATATTAATTCTTCTTTAAATGATGAATTAAGTACAGAGGATAGAATTGCTCAAAAAATGAAAGCTGTTTGGAATAAAGAAGAAGGCATTCAACAAGAAACTCCCAACAAGGAAAAAGAAGAAAAAAAGTTCTTTCAACCAGGAGAATTTGAAGATGGATACCAATTTGGCGATATAACGAAAACTGCACTAGGCACAGCAACAGATACTGTTCAAAATATTAGTAAAGGTATTCTTTCTGTTGGAGAAAACATTTTAGACGTAATAACAAACTTGATTGCTACAGGAGTATCTACAGGTAGTGGAGGATTAACACAATTTTTCAAAAGTGATGAATTAGCAAAGAATATTAGAGATTTTGCTGATAAAGATTTAAGCCAAAATATATCTAGCAGAATTGCTAATGCTACACCAGTTGGAATGTTATATAATTTGGTAAATGGTACTCCAGAGAAGATATTTAATCCTGCCGAAATAGAATACGATACTAATAAAAATATTTTAGAAAATTATACATCAGGATTGAAAAAAGCATGGTTGACAGAAAACGCGGAAGATTATGAAAAATCTTCTATTTCAGGAGAAATGGCAGATCAAGTAGTTGAATTAGTAGGATATACACTAGGTTTAGCAACAGGTGGACAAGCATTGTCTGGAGCAACTGGAACTAAAGCTATTGGAAGTGCTAAATTAGGAATGAATTTGAACGGTGGACAAATTGGAATAAGATTAGCAGGAAAGACATTAAATTTACCTACTTTAGCTATAACAGGTGGTATGGCAGGAGGATTGCAAGAAGCCAATAGCAAAGGAGAAAATGTAACAGAAGTAGAAAGATGGGGAAAAGCTTTTTCTAGTGGTATTATTGAAGGTATAACAGAAGGAATATTTGGTTTTTTAGGAGTTGGAGGAAATGAACTTACAGATGAACTTGGTAAAAAATTAGCCTCTAAATTCACTTCTAAAGTAGCCAAAGTATTAACTAATTTAGGGTTTCATGCTACTGGTGAAGCAGCAGAAGAATTTTTATCTTATGCAAGCAATTTTTTAGTAGATAATGGAATAATTGATAATCTTGGTTCTACTGATTTTAGTAGTGAATGGGATTGGGGAGAAGTATTTGAACAAATGCTATTAGCTTTTTTAAGTACAGGCTTAACTGGTGGCTCTGCAATGATAGTTGATACAAATAGTGCTGTAAAATCTGCAGAAGAGCAATTAGGTAGAAATTTATCACAGGAAGAAAAACAACTTGTAACTAAAGCTGTAGTAGATGAAGCTTTACAAGAGAAAATACAAGAAATGTACAATCAAGAAGATATACCACAAGAATTTTATGTTTCTACATTTAATACAGATGGAAGTATAGCAAGCGTTGAACAAACAAGAGGAAAATTAATAGATAATCCAAACAAGAAAGTGAATGTACAACCTGCTATAGTAAGAACAGGAAATAACATATATACAATAATAGATGCTAAAACAGGCTTAAGGCTAGATACTACACCATATGACTCTACATTAGCAGCAGAAAGTGGATTTAATAGCAAAATGATAAATTTAAAAGAAAGAGATATAAATGCTATTAATACAAAAATAGGTATGACCAATATTTCTGTAACTGATACTTTAGTGAACACTGCACAAGCTATACAAAATGATATTGCTAAAAGAAGAAATACTATCCAGACGTCACAGAATAGTTTTACAGACGTCTTAAATACTCAAGCAATTTTATATTCATCTCAAAGCAATAATGCTGTTAAAAGTCAAAATAAAGGTTCTAAAATAGGTAACAAAAATAAAGTTGCTATTTCTAATTTGCAAATAGATGAAGAAGTTACAGATGCTTATTCAGGTCAAACTAATATGAAGATGAGTGCAAAAATAGGAGATAAAGTTGTTGGAACGTTAACATATAATGAATATGAAGGCACACCTAGTATTGATATGATAGAAGTAGAACCAGAATATAGAAGACAAGGTGTAGCAACAAAATTAGTACAACAATTACAAGAAAAATATCCTAATATAGAAATTAACTGGGGAACATTATCAGAAGATGGTGCAAACTTTAAAAATGCTGTTACATACAATGTTGAAAATATAGAAGTAAAAAAGAAACAAAAAAGACTTGACAATCAAAAAGATTATAAAAACTTTGTTAAATTAGATATAAATTCTACAACTAAAAGCAATCCAAAAAGAACAAAAATAGAAGCAAAAATAGAAAAATTTATACAGCAAAATCCAAATTTGGAAGCTACAGTCGAAATAATAACATCTGGATTAGAAAATGTAAATGTCAAAGAAATAAAACAAATGGAAGCTTATAAAATTGCACGAGATTTATTTGCAAAGCTTCATAAAATAAAATTTACTAATAATATGACTGGAAATATTATTTACGTTACAAACAGTGACATAAAAGAAAGTATCAATAATACTTATACTTTTACTGAACAAAGAAAATATTTAAAAGAAAATTTATCAATATATTCTCATTTAGATAAGATAATAGTAAATGCTCAACTTATAAGTAATACAAGTGAATTAAAAGGAAGAAGTAAATATAATAAATGGGAATATTATGCTTTACCTATAAAAATTGATAATAGAAACTTTATTGTTCAATTTGACACTGTACAAAGAGAAGATGGAGAAACACATTTTAGAGTTGAAAGGCTATTCAAAATAAGTGAAGGAGATTCAACCACCGCTGTTCCAACTAAAAAGTTGATGACACGATTTTCTGTTGAATCTCCTTCTGTTAACAATAGTATATCACAAAAAGAAAATCCTGTCAAAGAAAATACTAATGTTAATAATAAGTCTATGCAGAATAAAAAAAATAATACGCAGGACATTAATATAAGAACAGAAAAAATAAATAACACAACGGAATACGACAGCCAAGGAAACAAACTTACTAAAACACAACAAGAGTTTTTCAAAAATAGTAAAGTAAGAGATAAAAAGGGCAATTTATTAGTTGTATATCATGGTACTAATAATTTTGGATTCACTGAATTTAGAAGAAGTGCTAATTTCTATACAAGCAGAGAAGATGTAGCTAGTACTTATACTGGAAATAGTGGAATATATAGGGGCTACTTAAATATAAAAAATCCAATAGTGATAGATGCACAAAAAGAAAAATGGTCAATGATAGATATTGATAACATTAAAATTGTTGGAATTAATGATGTAAGAGAATTTTTACATAAACAAGGAGCCTCTGTATGGCAAGAAAAAGGCAAAACAAGAACTTCTACAGCAGATTTAGTGCAAGCAATATCAGATGCAATAGATGAAGGGCAATTAAATGCTGATGGAATTATTATACAAAATATATATGATGAAGGTATTTATAGTAATGGAGAAACAAAATTAGGAACTGATTATATAACCTTTAAAAGTAATCAGTTTAAAAACATAGACAATCAAAAACCAACATCGAATCCAGATATTAGGTATGAAAAAATTAAGCCTACTAAAACATCTGATAGTAAAACATTACTAGCACAACATAATACTAGTGAAGAAAAATTGTTAGAAGCTTTAGATTTAGGTTCATTACCAGTACCAAGTATTGCTATCACAAAATATCAAAATCCATTGTTAAAATATGGAGATATTACATTATTATTTAATAAAGACACTATAAATCCTACAGACAAGCGTAATGTTACATACAATAGTGATATATATTCAACTAGAAAGCCTCAAATTGCATACACACTTAATAAAACAAAAGCAAAAATATTTGAAAATATTGCTAAACAAAATGGTATTAGTGTAAGCTATATTGATATGATAGAAGAGTATATACAAAATAATGATTTTACTAGAGCAAAGGAGATCATACAATATGAATTAGAAAGTTCAAATGATAATGTTTCTGCTCAAGAAGTAGAAAATTTATTTGCTAGTGCAATGGAAATGATAGACCAAAAAAGGATAATGAAAGATGGTGTTGACCCTTATTATCCTGATGGAAGTAGAAAATCATTAACTCAAATGTCTATTGAGTACAATTTAGATAATATCGTTAAATATATGACTAAAAAATCAATACAGGGAAGTGAACATACTTTTAGTACTGGTGTTGCAGAAATTCGAGCTAATATGGCTCAAAAGTTTAAATCAATAGAAGAAATGCACAAAATGGAAAATAATCTTGTAACAGCTGAAGAAATGGAAGAATTAAAAAGTAAATTATATGATGACTTTTATAAATTAACAGAAGAAATTAGCAAATATGATAAGGTAGATAGATACTTTGGCAGTACAGATACAATAGCAGAAGCATTAAATGAAGTTGCAAAATCAAAAAATGTAACTATTGATGTTTTAGAAAATGAATTAAGTTATGTTTCTATAGATAATGTGCCTAAGAATGTATTGAAAGATGCAGTTGACTTTTTAAACAGTTTAAGAAATGTACCTACAGAATATTTTGAAGCTAAACCACAAAGGGCAGTTAGTTTTGATGAAGTGCAAAAAGCTATTGTTCCACAAAATACTTCTAAAGAAATAATTGACAAATTAAAAAATAAAGGTATTCCTATTGAATATTACTCTACTGATGAACAAAGACAAAATCTTATTTCTAATAATGATAGTATTCGTTTTGAAAGAAATAGGACTGCCAAAAGACAAAATGAAAACATTCCATATAACGAGAAAGAACAATTAGATAGTAAAAATCTTTTCCGAAATATAAAAGAAAGTAACTATTTACAAACTCTACTATCTGTTGATGATAGTCAAGGTGCTACAAACGCACAAAATTCAGAAAGATTGATTGAACAGCAAATACAATATGTAGAATCAATGGGAGCTTTTGATGACAATATTCCTGTAACTAAATTATCAGACATACAAAAAACAATAGAAGATTACTTAGGAAAAGGAATACAAAAAAGACATTTTAGAGAAAGAGCTTATGGTATATATAAGACCAAGAATGATACTATAAGGGTAAAGGAATTGAAAGACATAGACAATATACTTCATGAAACTGCTCATGCTTTAGATATTGGAAAAAGACTAAATATTAATAAAGAATCTATTGCTAATGAATTATTAGAAGCTGCTAGAAAACATGGAGGCTATGAGAATGAACTAAGAAACATACAGTTAGAAGAAGGTTTTGCAGAAGTTATTAGGACATACGCTATAAATCCATCACAAGCTAAAATTGATTATCCACAAACAGTTTCTGTATTAGAAGAAATAAGACTACAAGATGAATCATTCAATAATTTTATACAAAAAGTACAAACGCAGATTTACAACTATATTCATCAAAACCCTAGAAATAGAGTATTAAGTAATGTGTCGATTGGAGAACAAACAGACAAGCCTGCAAGAACACCTAAAACATTTAAAGAAAATGCAATGCGATTAATTTATGACAAAGACTATTTGCTAAAATCAACTGTAAATGAATTTGCTAAATTATCAGGAAAAGGTGTTAATCAAATTGCTCCAAGTAGAAATGCTTATATATTAACTAGATTAGCTAGCGGTGTACATAACAAAGCTATTTCTATGATTTCTGATGGATATATTGACTTAAACGGAAATAGATTAATGCCAGGACTTAATCAACTAGGAGAAATACTAGGAAATGATCCTCAAAGATTTAATGATTTAAGAGCTTATTTAGTTGCTAAAAGAGATTTAGAATATAAGGCAAAGACTTTAAAAACTGGAATAAGAAGTATGGATAGTAAAGCTATAGTAGAACAGTTTTCAAATGATACTCAAATACAAGAAGCATCTAGATTAGTTTATGATACTTTAAATGGTGTATTACAATATGCTGTTAATAATGGATTAATTAGTCAAGAAACAGCCTCTAGCTTAAAAGAAAGTAATGTTTTCTATGTACCATTTCAAAGAGTAATAGGAAATAATGGAAATCAAGTCGGAAGAAGAGGTTCAGTAGCAGAGATTATTAAAACAAGAACTGGTTCAGAACTTGACATAAAAGACGTATTAGAAAACATAGTTGTTAATTCTTCAAATATCATACAACAAGTAGAAAACAACAATGTTCTAAAAGCTTTATATGAGCAAGGCGAAGAAACAGGAATGAAAAACAATATATTTGATGTAATTCCTACCCCTGTGAGGAAAGTTGGAACTGCAACACTTGCTACTTGGGAAAACGAGTTAAAAAATCAAGGAGTAGATACTAAAAATATTGATTTTGAAAAAACAATTGATATTTTTGCTCCTGACAATAAAATAGATAGGCAAAACCTAATAACAAGTTTTATAAACACAAATGGAGAAAGAGTTTATTTACAATTCTATCATGATGATATTTTTAACTCCATTATGGGCTTGGATAAAAATAGTAATAGCTTGTTCCTAAGATTTATGAGAAAGGCTAATATGCCTTTAAGATATGGTGCGACTATGGCTAATATTGGTTTTGCTATTCCTAACATGATTTCAGATACTGCACAAGCAGCCATTTATTCAGAAGCAGGATTTATTCCTGTTGTAGACAATGTATTAGGTGTTTTAGACATATTAACAGCAACTAATAAAACGGTTAGAAATTTTGTCAATAAATATTCTTCAGAATATGTAGAACGCATAAATAGAATTTATGATATTTATCAGCAAACAGGTTCAAGTAGTTCTACTCGTCTTTCGCAATATAGAAAATCCGCACAAGAAATAATGAAAGACATTTATGGAACTAAAAATAGTGAAACTTTAGGAATTAAAGAATCTTTTAAGCCTTTGAAAAGATTATTGGATATTATGACATATATTCCTGAACTTTCAGAACAATCAACAAGATTTAGAGTTTTTGAGAGAAATTACGAAGCATATAAAAATAAAGGTGGTTCAGAATTAGATGCAAGAATAAAGGCAGCAATGGAAGCTAGAGATGCTACACAAGATTTTGGAAGAACTGGTACAGCAATGAGAGAAATTAATCAATTAATTCCTTTTTCTGCTGCTAGAGTTGGAAGTATATATACCTTCTCCGAAAAAGTTACTCAAAATACTAGAACTGTAGCAACAAGAGTAGCTTTACTATCTGTAATAGCACTTATTATTAAGTCTATGGGATATAATGACAAAGAAATAGAAGAACTAAACCAACGTAAAAAGAATGATAATTTTGTGCTTAAAATTGGAGATACTATTGTTACAATCAAGAAACCTCAAGGTATTCTAAGAAGTATTTTAAATCTAGATGAGTATATTTTAGACTTAATAACTGGAAATATTGAAGAAGAAAAAGAAGGAGAAAGGCTAGCAGAATGGCTTGAGACAGCATTAATGGACAATCTACCAGCAGATGAAGTAGGAGGGCTTGTACCTAATGCAATAGCACCTATTATTGAAAACTCCATCAATAAAGATTTCTACTATAACACAAACATAGTTAAAAGTTGGGATTTAAATTTGCCAGAATCACAACAATATTATGACTATACTTCGCAACTTGCTATTTGGCTTGGACAAATATTTAATTATTCTCCTGCTAAAATAGATAATCTAATATCTGGTTACTTTGGAGGACTTGGAACACAAGTAACAAATGTTATTGATTGGATTTCCGGACAACTTGGATTAAGTGCAGAAGAGCCTGCTATGGGTGCAGAAGATAATGCAGTTGGTAAAAGATTTATAGTTAATGTTAATGAAAACTCTGCTTCAATAGATGAAGTATATACTAGGGAAGAAGAACTAACAAAAAAATTGAATGGAGGAACAATAACTGATGAAGAAAATAAGGAACTAGAAAATCTTAAAACTGCTATTTCTAATTTAGCTGCATTGAATAAAAAAATTAAGGCAATAAAACAAGACTTAACAATGTCAGGTACAGAAAAAGCAGAAGCAATAAGACCATTGCAAGAACAAAAAACTGACGTTGCAAGGCAGGCACTTGGAAAAGAACCTATATATAATTATGATGAAGAATTAGAATCAGTAAAGTTTTATCCAAGTAGAAGTACTTTATCTTATAAAGGCTATACTTTAAACTTAACAGAAGAAATGAAAAAAGAATATGAAAATTTAGCTTATAGCATGTACAAAAAATATGAAAGACAAGGTCTATACAGTAAAGAATATCTTGAAAAATTAGAAACTAAATGTAAAGATTATGCTAAAAATACTTTAATTCAAAAATATAGAAACCAATTAATAAAAGATTAAATTATTAAAAAGAGAAAAGGGTATTAAAAACCTTTTTCTCTTTTTAAGAAGGGAGAAACAATGGAATATATAACCACAATAATTGTAAGCTTTACAGCCCTAATAACAGGTTTGTGTAGTCTAATTGTAGCTGTAAAGAAAATAAAAAAGGAAGTAGAAGACACTCTACCAAAAAGAATAAAAAAGCAGAGTTCAATTGACATTGAAATAATTAACAGAATGGAAGAGGTAAAAGAATTACTAGGTGCTGATAGAGTACAAATATATGAATTTCACAACGGGGTTCATTATGCTAATGGCAGAAGTGCATTAAAAGTAAGTTGTAGCTATGAGGTTTGTAGGGTTGGAATTAAAGCTTGTCAGATGTATTTACAATCAATTCCATTAAGTTGTATACCACAATTTATAAAGAAATTATTAAATGAAAATGAAATGAAAGTAAACGACTTAAGAGAAATTAAAGAACAAATGCCTGCTACTTATGCTTTAAAAAGTTCACAAAATGTAGCATCATACTATGACGTGGTTTTAAATAACAAAGATCAAGAGCCTATCGGCTTTTTAGCTATTCAATATACCAAAATAAATAAGATTAATTTTAATGACAATGAAAACAATGCAATATTAAAATTGAAATTCTTTATAGAAGAAAACTTAGAAGAAATGACAACAAACAAGAAGTAAAGGAAGGAGGGGAAGATTATGGAATTTATTACAATGGAAAGTTTTGCAACAGTAGTTGGCTGTTCTACAGTTATAGCATTACTTACACAAGTATTTAAAAAATTTCTACCAGAAACAATAGATACTAAATGGCTTGCATTAGTATTTTCAGTTCTTGTTGGAATAATAAGAATTGTTTATTTGGCAGACTATAGTTTCAATGGCATTGTAACAGGAATTGTGAATATAGTATTACTCTTAGCTATAGCTATTGGAGAATATGAAGTTGTTAAATCAACAGTTAATAAAATTAAAGAACTAATAGAAAGTGAGGAATAGGAACTATGACAGAAAAACAAAAACTAATTAATATAGCTTTAAATGAGGTAGGCTATAAAGAGAAAGAAACAAATTCTAATTTAGACAGTAAAACAGAAAATGCAGGAGATGAAAACTTTACAAAATATGCCAGAGATTTAGATAATATCTCTGGTTTTTATAACGGCAAAAAGAATGGCTATGACTGGTGCGACATCTTCGTTGATTGGTGTTTTGTGAAAGCTTTTGGAGTAGACAGAGCATTAGAATTACTATGCCAACCTAAAAAATCAACAGGTGCAGGTTGTGGATTTTCAATGAATTTTTACAAAGAAAAAGGTCAATTCTCAAAAGAAGCTAAAGAAGGAAGTCAAATATTCTTTACAGATGGAGAAAGTATTTATCATACTGGATTAGTGTATAAAGTAGACAGCTTAAAAGTTTATACCATAGAAGGAAATACCAATGGTGGACAAGTTGCTAAAAAATCTTATCCTTTAAATGCAAGTTATATTGCAGGATATGGAGAGCCAAAATATAATGAAACTAATTCAGAAGAAAAAGAAGAAGAGACAGAAAGTAAAGATAAAGTTATTGCAACAGTAAAAGTTACTGCTAAAGCAGGCTTAAATATTAGAAAAGAGCCTAATACAGAATGTGAAATTTTAGGTGCTTATACATACAATTCATCAAGAGAAATTTACGAAGTAAAAGGAAAATGGGGTAGAACAAAAGATGGTTGGATTTATTTGGAATATACAGATTATAAAACAGATAATTCTTCTAGTAGTTCTATTACATCATCAAAATATGCTCCAGGAAGATACATAGTTAATACCGAAGTACTAACAGTTAGAAAAAATCCATATGTCAATGAAAATGATGATAATTGGCTTAAATTTAGTGAATTAACAGCTAACGCACAATCACAAGTACTAAAGTTATGCGGATATAAACCAAATGGTTTATGTGCAGGTGTTGTTTGTGACGTTTCAGAAGTTTCTGGAAACTGGGGCAAAATTCCATCAGGTTGGATTTGTCTTGATTATTGTAAAAAACAATAATAACTTATATATTTAAAACTTTCTTGACTAAAAAGAAGTGCCATTTATGACACTTCTTTTGCTATTAATATTAAAACAAGTAGAAGGTATTTAATTAGTTTTTCTTCTATTTTCTATAAGTACTAATATAACGGTAACAACTATTATGGTAATAATTATTGAATAAACAGCTATCATTTTATTATCTGTTTTTTCTACATAAGGATTACAATATTCACAAGCACCATAGCCACGACTTTGTGCTTGCTCTAAAGTTGTAGCATGTGGTGTTCCATTCATGTGAGTACAACCTGCTAAATGATACACTGATGAATTTTTTGTTATATATACGGTTTTAGTTTCCCTTTTACTTGAATCGTTGCTATTATTTGTTGAATTTGTTGTAGGATTTATGGATTGAATTATTTCATCTAATTCTTCTTTTCTTTTTTCATATATTTCTGATGGTATAGGAGGTACACATTCTGAGCATGGTCTATAACCTATGTCATAAGCTTCTTTTACAGTTATTGTATAATATCTATTAGGCTTGATATTATTACAGTCTACTTCGTGATACTTTACATCTATTCCTTCTTTATCTATATATACTAACTGGTTATCATTAGCTATAGAGCTATTAGTAGCCCAAGCTGTAATTTCTCCAAAATAAAATAAAAATATAAGAATAAAAATAACTAAAATAATTGTAATTTTTTTCATTTGCTAATTACTCCTTTAATTTCTAAAATCAATTTAATTTTTTCATTTTCATTTTTAAAATATTCCAAACGTTCTTTGTTTTCTTGTTCAAAATTTATATTAGAGTATATTATAATATTTGATATTATAAATGCAACAATTAAAATATTAACTAAAATTTGATTTTTTATGATAAAGTAAATACCTAATATTCCAAATAATAAACTAGCCAAAAACATTATACCAATAAGAATAAATTCAAATTTTTCTTTACTTTTTATTTCATTTTCATAATAGATAATAGAGCTTTCATTATTTTTATAAAGTTTTTGCAATTCATTAATACTATAATCTTCATAATTTTTACTCGTAATCATTTGTTACTTTTCCTACCTTTATTTTTCATCTAAAGAGTTAAGAGCTAATCTCACAGATTCTAAGACAAAAGCTGTAAAAGTACAGTTTTTTCCTTCAATTGCTTCTTCAATTTTTTCTATTAAATCATCTGGAAATCTTATACATTTAGGTGTAGTGTGGGGGATAGTAGGTATTTTAAATTTTCTCATTTTCTTACGTCCTTTGATAAAATTTGACAATATTATTCTACAATATCTTTGTATATATTTCTGTATCACATTTGTAATACAAAAGTATTGTAACCAAAAAATATTAGTTCATATAAAAATTTTATATGAAACACACCTTTTATTATATGAAACACAGCTTTACAGGTAAAATTTGCATTTTTATTAAATATATGATATTATGTTAACTTAGAGGTGTAAAAATTTGAATAACATAATTTTAAAGAAATTTGAGAAATATTTGTTAATAGAACGAAATTGCTCACTTAAAACTATTCGTGCATATATAGATGATATTATATTATTTTTAGATTTCTTAAAAAAATTTTGGAAATTGAACATAGAAATTAATGAAATTAATATTTTTATATTATCACAAGTAAAAGAAAAAACTATTTATGCATATTTAGTATATTTGAATTATTACAGATATAATACAGCTGCAAGTAGACAAAGGAGAATTTCTGCCTTAAAAACATTTTATAAGTTTTTATATAATAAATATTATCCAACATTTCAATGTTGTACTGCTGTAAATAATATAAGTCCAATTACTTTGGTTGTGCGTTTACCTAAATATCTAAACTTAGAACAAGCAAAACAAATACAAAATGTATTTAATTTAGGCAATTCAAGTAATCCTTTAAGGAATAATACTATAATATCTGTTTTTTTGCATACTGGTATTAGACTTTCAGAGTTAGTAAATTTATCTATTGCTGATTTTGATTTAAATAAAGACGAACAGTTTATAAAAATTAGAGTAAAAGGCAACAAAGAAACAAGTGTATTCTTTAGTAAATTTATTATGGATAAAATTAAAAGATATTTGAAAACAAGAAAAGATACAAATAACGCATTATTTATTAGTAACAGAAATGAAAGGATTAGTATAGATGCAGTTGCAGATATTTGTAAAAAAGCTTTTAAATTAATAGGAATTACAGATAAAAAATATTCTACTCATAGTTTAAGACATACTGCTGCTGTATTAATTTATACTCAAACGAAAGATTTATTAGTAACAAAAGAGTTTTTAAATCATTCAAATATATGTTCAACAGAAATATATGCACATGTTGAAGATGAATCTATAAGAAATGCAGTAAATAGCAATCCTTTAGCACATTTTAAAATTTAGATTAAAATTTCAACGCACGAGAATCGATTTTAAGCCGTTTTAATTTTTAAGATATATAGTTTGTTATCTAATTTTTAAGAAAAAAAGAATATTTATACAAAAGGAGGGTAAATTTTAACAAATGAGAATAGATTTTAATATTGATGTCATAAGAGAACATCAAATTACACTTTTAGATTGTCAAGTAGATTTAATTTTAAAATCTCTAGAATTATATTCATATACTTACAGGTATGTAGCACCACAAAGAAAAAGTGAACAAAAAGAAGATGAATTAAGAATATCTTTAGTTAGAGATACTTATGAACAAATTTTAAATGAATATAGCATATCTAGAAAAGAACAAGAAACATTAGAAAAAGACAAACTAAATATCATATAATATTAAAAATATATTGACAATAAAAGAATATCATGTTATTATTACAATAATATTTATAAAAATTACGTTTTAGGTTCACTTGTTTGAGATTTGAGAGATGAAGGTAAAGTTACTGGTGCGAACCATATTTTTTATTCCTATATCTTATTGCACAAAACTTACATTTTGTGCAATAATACAAAAATCATTTTTT